TTTTGCGTTTAATCTAATTGGCTGTAAATAACAGTAGATCATTGTTTTTAAATATATTGTATATATGCAACACTTTGCACTGACAACCACTAGCAGTCTACAAATCTAATTCAACAGTCTACAAATCAGTCTACATTTTTTTTCATGACTATATATAGGTATAATCTGGATGGGAAAAATAAGTACAAGAGATGGGTATGAAAACATGGGCCTACTTTTATATAGAGCACACGATTAAGAATGGAGAGATTTTTAGGAAGGAACCTGGGTGGGCTTTAAATTTACAGAGTAATTATGTGGTTTTGAGTGGGGTGTGGAGTTAGAGCAATCCTTAAATCACTCTAACACATATCCCCACATTCACATTTGTCGTATTATTAAACTCTCATTTGAGGGCTTTATAAAAAGTCAATTCACATACTTACCGTTTATCAGAAAACTTAAATTCCAACGTCAACCTGTGACGTATTATTGATTTTAAAAGATTTCTTTTATTTGTATGAATTAGCCTGAATCTCTACAATCTTGATTAATGTAACAATAATCAAGAGGTAGTAATTTTATGAGCAATACTCATGGGGGCTTTCGAGCCGGGGCAGGTCGAAAAAAGTCTGAAGAGACTAAAGTTATTCGAGTACCCGAATCTAAAATTCTTGATATTAAAGAATACTTAGAATCTCTTAAAAAAGAAAATGAAATTAGTGATATCCGCCAGTTTGACCCTGTCACAAAATTAGAAATACCCTTGGCAACTGAACGCGTTCAAGCTGGATTCCCCTCGCCCGCTCAAGATTATATTGATAAAAAAATCGATCTGAATGAGTACCTCATTAATAATGCGAATGCTACTTTTATTGTTCGTGCGGATTCTCTTTCTATGCTAAATGCAGGAATTGATATTAATGACGCCTTGGTTGTAGATCGCAGTATTCAGGCTAGGCATAGAGATATTGTGATTGCCAGTATCGATAATGAATTGACAGTGAAACGGCTAATTATTGATGCGAAAGGTTGCTGGTTGAAAGCTGAGAATGAGGGTTATCCAGACATTCACCCCCAAGAAGGCCAGCAGTTTGAAATCTGGGGTGTAGTCACAAATGTAATCAAGAAATTCAGATGAGCTATAATAATGAAATATACGCGCTCATTGATGTAAATAATTGCTATGTAAGCTGTGAGCGCCTGTTCAACCCTCAACTTAAAGATGTGCCGGTCATTGTTCTTTCAAATAACGACGGCTGTGCAGTTGCGCGTTCTCAAGAAGCAAAAGATCTTGGTATTAAGATGGGTGTTCCCCTATTCCAGATCCGGGATATTGTCGAAAAACATAATGTACAGGTACTTTCGAGTAACTATGCTTTGTATGCTGAAATGTCTCAACGTTTCCATTCGATTCTGGCTGATTACGTGGCGCCAGGTGAACAGGAAATTTATTCGATTGATGAGTGCTTTTTAAAGCTTACTGCCTATTCTGAAAATTATGACCTGGTTGAATATGCACAAGATATGCGACAGCGGATCTTGCGGTGGATTGGATTACCGGTCTGTGTCGGTATTGGTCGATCAAAGACCGAAGCAAAGCTTGCCAATCATATGGCTAAAAAAGCAAAACGCTTCAATGGTGTTTGTGATTTGGTGCTTATGGATCCGAAGCACCGAGATTATTTTTCGAGTTTGATTGATGTTTCCGAAGTCTGGGGAGTTGGTCGTCAGCATAGTAAAAAACTAAAAGACTTAGGTATTAATACTGTTCTTGATTTAGCCACTTCTAATCCACATCAAATGGGAAAACTGTTTTCAGTGGTCGTGCAGAGGACTGTCATGGAACTGCAAGGGATTTCATGTATCGAACTTGAGCAGGCTGCGCCAACCAAGAAGCAAATCATTTCATCACGCTCATTTGGCGCACGGGTAACCGATATTGAATCATTATCTGAGGCAATGAGTGATTACCTGCAGAACGCTGTTAAGCGGTTAAGAGAAGATGAATCTCTTTGTGGTTGTGTGATTGCTTTTGCTCAGTCCAATCCTTTTGACCAGAACAGGCCTTTCTATAACAAGTCGATCAATATTGGATTTGCTGAGCCAACTGACTGTGCAGCTGTAATGAATCGAGTGGTAATAAAACGAATGAATGAATTGTTTTGTGAGGGGGTTGAGTTTAAGAAATGTGGTGTGATATTGACCGCAATCGAGCCAAAATCGACATACATATATGACCTTCTATCTGATGGTACTCAAATAGAGAAAAATGAGAAACTTCAATCTGCCCTCGAGCAGGTTAAGGTGAGATTTGGAGATAAGAAAATAGCAATTGGCCCATGCAAAATGCATGGTCGAGCATGGGCAATGGCCAGACAAAACCTGACTCAGAACTATTTTAGTTGGGAGGGGATCCTGAGGATTAATTAATAACTAATTAATTATTTTAATAATAAACAAAGCCCTCATTTGAAGGCATTTATCTATTTTATTAGAATATTGCTTTTCTGGTAAATCATTCAGTCTTATTTAATGACTTTCACAATAGCAGCATGACGTGCTTTGCAATCGTTATATTTAGCCACTGTATCAATGGACCAGACTAAAGCAACCTTACCCTGCCCTGATTCTAATTTCTGTAAGTCAGGACAAGGCTCAAGGAGGTTTGCTGGTACCGCTGGCGATAAGTGAGTTGAGTTGCTGCAGGCCATCATCATCAAAGCAATGGTTGAGATACATAGGACGATCAATGATCTTTTGCACTTCACGTGTAACCGTTTCGACCTGCACGTGCTGCTCTGATTTTGCTGCTTCATAATCCGCACTCATCTGGTTAATTTGATTTTGTTTATGGGTTAGAGCTTTGAGATGGTTTTGCTCTATTTTCTGAATTTTTATCGTGCACTGCTCACCAGCCTTGCGTAGCTTCCCGCCTAAGTGGTTGGTATAGGCAATTTGCCCGACCCATAAAACAAAAAAGACCGCAATTGCGATCCAGTGTTTATATTGCCATAATAGATTTAGAGTCATTTTAAAAATAACTCCATTTCAATTTTCCTGCGATTCACCAGACCTTGCAGGCGTTTGCCACGAGCATTTACCCATAAGCCAAATTGATCAGCTGCCGCCTTATAATTTTTCTCATTCAGCCTTTTGACCAAAGTGGATTCTTCAAATGCGGTAGGTCCAATGTTATAGGCCAATGAAACCAAGGCATCAAACTGATTCTGATTGATCGGAACATTGACTGCGCTATTGACGGTTTGCTCGAATTTTTTCAAGTCATGTTGCATGTAGCTTTTGGCTTGTTCCAGTGTGCAGGTATCCCCTTTTTTGACACGAATACCATTTGGGTATTTTGTGGTGCCATAACCAATGGTCCATACACCCACGCCATCATCGTAAGCATTGAGCCGTAGGCTTTCAAAATTACGGATCAGATCAATACCACTTGGGCTGATATGCATTTCATCCGTAGCGATACCCAGCATACTGGTGACATCATCGTAAGCGGTTGCAATCAGTTTGTCAGCAGCATCAACCTGTTTCTGGGTGAGTTTGCCACCGCTAATCTTTCGCAAGAAATCAAAAATATGTTTCATGGGTTGTCACCATCTTTATCTGTATTAAAAAATTTAGGACGTGCACCACCCTTACCCCAAATATAGAGCTGTCGGGTAAAGAGTGCGAATAAAATACTTACTGTGGTGTAAAAAAGGGTTCCGGCCGGACTGGGCGAATATTCATCTTTTACAAAGAGTGCTACCCCAAAAATAATTGACAGCATCAAAAGAAAATCGATGTGCTTTGGTAGTTGAATTTTTGGATGAAACACCATGATTGCAAATGAAACTATAAATAACACCAATGCCGTCTTACTTATGATTAGCAGCATCTTCATTCTCCTTTTTGACTAAACCAAGAACTCTTGATCGAGCCAAACTTAATAATGCTTCAGCTGTACTCTTACCAGCAGCACCCAGAATGAAACCAAATAGTTCTGGGTAATTACCGCTAGCAAGAAATAAACTTGCCGGTTTAGCAAAGACCACACATAAAATGAAGCCAGCAAAGAATCCTATCCAACGATCCCGAGTTGGCTCCTTGCTTAAGAGAAAGCCAAAAGTGGCACCCAGCACACCTGTAAAAAGGATATGTGAGTGGCTCTTTATGCTTTCCAATACCTGACTAAGAAAGTCCATATACATCCCCTTTAGTCATACATACCCCTATTGTTTGGCAATAAAAAAGCACCTAAAAAGGTGCTGTTATTTGGTTAATTTTAGACTTCTATTTCTGAATGTGACCCACTCGGCGCAGGTCGCAAAATAACTTGATTGGATACAAACACTCTGGCACCCAGGTTATAAGCTGTGCCGGATGTGCACAGCACTGGCCCAGAACCACCATCAATTTGTACCCGATACTCTGGATGCTTAACCGAGGTGATGGTACCGATATATTCCGCATGAGTGGGGTTAAGCAGCTTGCGCAGTTCAAATAAAGGATTAGTCACGGCTGATACGCTCCACTGTAATGGTTTCATTGACCTTTTCATGGGAAAAACTTCCACTCACCCCATCAATCACGCCCCACCACTGACCATTGAAAGCAATGCTTTTACCCGGTAGCATCTCGCCAATTTCCGAACTCACTGGAATATCAGAAAAGGTGTGCAACTCCTGAATATTAGCTTTGACCAGTTCATTTTTGCCGAAACTCGCACCCGATACCACATTAAACAATGGACCAGTGACCGTCTCAAGCGGCACATCACCGGAGGTACCGCGCTGCTGTACTTTTAGACTTTCACCACTTCGACTATTCACTACGGTGATGGCATTAAAGTCAGCAATGTATTCATCGTTCTTCTTAATGTTCTGCTGCATCACCAGACTTTCAGATAACAAAATATCGTAGTCATCTATGGCTATCGTATCCCAATAGCCTTTTTGATACCGGGGTAAAATGGTCAGTGTATTGCCCGCTTTCTGACTATAGATAAAGCCCCCGCCTGCATCAACGACCTGCTTGATTGCATCCATGGGTGCCAGTTCTGCATAACTGAGACTTTCAACCGGTACGATCCAGCCCAATTCATCAATCAGCTTCCAATCCAAGTTGGTATCGTTATTCGCTCGATCCAGTTCAGCCTGTACCAGCTGTACAGAAGTTCGTTCATTATCCTGGATAAATGAGCGTGTTGGTCCGTATTTATCTGAGTTCAAAGCAGTAACACTTCGGCCTGGGTAAGTGTAAAGTACACTGGCAAAGCGTCGGGTTTCTTCTGGATCTTCAAGTAGAATATGATGCTCAAAACCATTGATGACCAGTTTTAAAATGACCGGCTGCCCATCGGTCGGCTGCAACTTTTCTTTCTCAGTGTGTGCCACGGTAATGGAGTAGGTCCAGCACCATTGAGACCGGCTGGTACTGTAGGTGCCATCCATGACTTTAATCTTCTCACCAGTATCCAATCGCTCGGCTGTTAATGTATTCACGATATACCACCAGTTCCTTTTTGGCAGTGCTGGAATACAGTCATCTGCCCCAAAATTTAAAACAACATTGTGTGAATCAACGTCATGACATAAGCAGATAAAGTTTAGATCTGTGCTGCCTTCATATTTGGGTGTTTCAGGCTTTGGCCAAGGTAAAACCGGATGCTTGCGATAATGAATCGCTTTAGCTTGACCCCAAGGCAAATCTGACTTAGTGATAGTTTCTAGACTTTTATCCCATTCAAATGAAAAACGATGCTCAAAGACCTGAGCCACTTCATGTGAGTAAGTAAAATTCTTACGCCGGCGGATCATTTCCTGCCAGACCGTTTCCCGGTTATGACGTAGCTTGATCGTTTCTTCATGCAGGTAGCACTGGTGAATAAAGCGTTTATCGCCTTCTTCCCAGATCACATACACATCAGAACTTAAGCCGGTTGCTTGCTCATGTATGGATCTAACCGCACTATTTAATGATCCGGCTTGCTCATGCCAAATATCCACTTGATTAGAAATCACCAAGCCTTGGTCATAAAAAAGAGCTTCATTCGAGACTCTTAATATTGGTTTGGCCCAAGGGATTTCTGTGGCACTCAGACATGCAATCGCTTTCTGATATCGCATATCAAAACCATAAGACACTCCGACCAGATGATTAATATCGAATAACGCTTTAACCTCAAATTGAAATTCAGTATCTAAAATGGTATCAATTGTGCACAGATTTTCACTAAATACTGCTTCAACCTCAAAGCTAAAGCTCGTATCTAAAACAGTATCGATTTGGCCAATGACATCAGTATTCTCACTAAATACAGCAACTACATCAAAGCTGAAATCAGTGTCGAGTACCGTGTCTATGACTGCAGTATTTGCACCACTGTCGGCATAAACTGCGGTGACTTCAAATGAGAATTCAGCATCGAATACAGTATCGATTGCTGCAGAAACATCATCCCCAAAGTTGAGATTAGTCGAGCCGTCGGCCAGATGCTCAAAATTTAGAATGATGTTGTGGCTGTCGGTATTATCAGGCTTAAAATTTAAGTTTAGGTTGTGAGCATCAACGGTGCCGAGCTTATTTTTAAAATCCACATGAGCACCCTTTTAATTTAAGGTCTGAGTTTTATTGAAGTGACTGACAGTGTGCCGCCAAGGGCTAGATTGGTATTGGCTAGGGAAATATCTGTGCCTACCGCCAGATCGGCAGCCACCTCACCTGCACCGTTATAAATACGCGCCCAAGCTGCGATGCCAGTTTTGATCACGGTCGCTGTATCTGTTGGGTGAAGCTCTACATATGCTGCTGTGGTTTCTTTGATACAAGGCTCCGGAAATGTGAGTGTCACCAAGGCACTGTTCGCATCTGCTGCAATAGCAGGACTGGCAGGCTGCACACCCTCATAAAAAATAACGGTAGCACTTTGGCTACCGTTATCCATAAAATTTGCAAAGGCTTGAATCATGGCAAGCCGAGCACTAGTAGATGTTTTACTCATTTTGGCACCACGTTATCTTGGATGACTGCGTTGTAATGACTTGCGGGATCATGTGCAACAACAAAAAAAACCATGTTGCCAAGGTTTGAAAATGTGTACTTACCGTTGTGATCTGTCACAACATCCTGAATTATCGCGCCGCTCAGTTTCTCAAAAATCCTTACCCTACAAGGTATTGATATTCCATTCTTTTTAACAAAACCTTGAACTTTCAGATGTGATGATAGATCAATTGATATGCCATCTTTTCTTGCACCAAAATCAACCAAAGTAACAATCACTTAAGATTCTCCTAAGTCAAAAACCACCTGCCCTAAGTGTGGGGCTGTGTTGCCATCGTGATCTGCGTGTATATTTTTGGCAATAAATAATCTTCCTGCGGAGTTAATACACTTCAAGTCTGCAAAAGGTTTTGCTTTTAACAGCCATTTCACAATTGGCAATTCGCCTCGAATTACAGTTGCTTCATTGATGATAAGCGGAAAAAATGGCGTTTTTGTATTTGTGATGTAGTTAGATAACCCACTTCTCATGGGTGTCACACCAGTTTCAAGTGAGCTGATGCGCGCAGAAGTATAAGCGTCGACTTGGTTTGATCTACGCTGAAGTAAGAGTGTTGATATTGAGCTTGATCCAAGTGCAATAAATTGAGCTGAACGCCCATCTGCGCTTGCTGCCGCATACCTCAGTGATGACGATAAGAAGTTACTTGCAGAATCCACATCCAAAAAAGTATTAAATGCACCAAATCCATAGCACAGAGCGTGATTATTATTATTAACAACACATGGCAAGAAATAAAATGTATTTTTGTCACCAACAATTAAATAAGCTCTATTTCCATTCTCGGGCGCAAAAACATCATTTGATGCTGCATACTCCATCATTTCACGTGTTGATTTAGCATAATACCACTTTGACCAACCATTAATGGCTGCCGATCCTGTGCCTGTGCCCACCCAGTTTTTACCTGGATTGGCACTATCATACGGAGCTTGCACACCCAGCATCGTATCAATATCAGTCATATCTTCTACAATACCGACTTTTGCATACTTCGCATAAGTTGCTGTGTATGTAGGATCCAACTCATCAACGACACGCAAAAAAGGTCGGCTTGGTAAAAGTAAATTTGCAGACCGGTATGCTGCTTTTCCTCCCGTGTTTCCAAATGGCTTTTCCCACCCTAGTGGCGGTAATGATGCATTAATAGTGCCTGTAGTAGTGCTTGTACTTGGTGCCACTGCAAGTTCAAAAGTCACACTCTGCGCATTCGGTACTGTTAAAATTCGATGCTCACCATTAAACTCAGATTGCGCAGCACCTGTGATTTTAATCACCTGATATTGCATCAGGTTATGGGTTGTGCTGAATGTAGCGGTTACTGTTGTGCCTGATGCTGTCAGTGATGATACTGTGCCAATATTAATGCCATTTATCAGGCAAGCATCCAATACATTAATCATCGAGCCATAAGCATTTTGCAGTTGTGGTGCATTGTTATTGGTATGCATATAAAATTTAATATCTGTACTTGCGACCATTTTTAATACTCATAAAAAAGACCGCATATAGCGGTCATATTTGAATTAATGTTTACAATACGCGGTCAATATCACCACGTAGCATGATCTGGAACTGGTCTGACAATACTGCGGGTTCTGACTGTTTTACTGTGCGAATCACCCAGACCGGAAAGTTTGCAGCCACGGTATTGAAACGCAGGACATTGCCATTGGCCCAACCCGCTCCCCAGCCTTCTTTTTTAATAATGAAATACGGTACACCCGTGACCGGGTTAATCGGTGCATAGTCTGCATTAACCGTGCCTGTGCCAATCTGACCAGAGTATTCACCTACACAACGAAAATCAGTAGCGCTGGTAAAAATCAAAGCCCAGCGTTCCTGAATAGCCCCCTTGTTTGTCACTTGGAGTGGATACAGCGAGTCATTGTAATTCGCTAAAATTCCTGAACTCGGCTCATCCGCCCAAGCATTACCCCATGAACCTTGCACAAACTTGCGTGTGTAACGCGCCTGCATGTCACCAATGACCAAAGCAGAACCAACTATAGTATCGACAGCATCATAGTTATGCGTTAAAGGCTTGGTGAACGTCAGCTGACCATTAATCTGAACATCACGAATCAGCCCCATGTCCTGATAACGGTATTTCACTGTCAGTGGCATGACCAGATTACCTAATACGAAGTCACCACCCAACGTCACGCGGCCATAATCATAGTCAACTGTGTACAAATCAAAAGCTACTTTCGTACCATTAGTATCTTCAAGTTCAGCCCATGAAATCCGCTGATCATTGAGATCGTACGTGGTTCCTGCAATTGCACTTGGTAATTCCTGAGACTTACTTGAGCTGACAATCCCGATGCCACCTACACGGAAAATTGGCACTCGACCATCAATTGGCAAGCGAGTAGCAGACAAACCTAAGATTTCAGAGTCCAATGGAATGTAGGTGTAGGCCACCGCGTTATAACGCACTGATGAAGCATCAACCCAGACTGGAACATTAATATAAGTGTCTAGGCCTTCCTGATATTCCAGTAATGGGTCATACCAGTCATTCGCTTCAATGTCTGCTCGGTTAGCTTCGGTGATTTTGGTTTTGGTATAAAAGTAAATCGTGACAAAACCATTATCCCAATTGATCTGGCCATGTGCTCGGCTGGTTTCAATCACACCGTCTTCATCAGCAGTTAAAGTTAGCTGCCCAAATTCAATTGATGCTAAAACCACAGTTAATGATTGTGGTCGGATCGGCATGATTGGTGTTCTAAAGCTGATCTTGTTAACCGGCAATAAGTCGGTGGTAGTGGTTAAGGATTCCAGAGTAATCGTGTTATCTGCATTTGGGGTCCAGGAATCGATTTCAACAATCCCTGTGCCATATTGAATAACACCCGACTGAATCCCGCTGTTATTGGTCGGATTCACATTGCGATACAGTAAGCCAGTACGATCCAGAAAAGTATCGGCGCCAACTTTAAAGCGCGCTGAACCTGTCAAAATCTGCTCATCAAAACCGGAGGATAAATCCAGATTGAGCTTGTTGGCCGTCACTGTATGGGTTGCCGAATTGGAACCTGATGTATCGCGGTATTTCACTTGAACATCAACAGCATTAAGGGCTTTTAATTCAACCTGCTGACCTTGAATGTCTGATGTTTGTGGAGAATAAAAAGACATATTTCCTCGCTAGGCAGCCGCATAGGTAGCCATAGGTGTAAAGGTTTGCACAAATCTGCTCGCTGAACTTTTTGGTGTGACTTCAACTGCGCCAGTAGCATAGATAATGGTGCCTTGCACTTGACCACGGCTATTCACTAAATTCCCCATGGTGGCATTCACCGGCACATCTGTCAGGGTTACAGACCCTGAAATCCCCTCACTGCTTTGAAGTGGAATTTTTAGCTCAACACTATTTGGCTGAATTGCTGGTCCGGTACCAATGGTAAAGGTTAGCTTTTGATTTGCAGGCGTAACATCCATCTTGGTTTGTTCAAGTGAGGATCCATAGTTATAGATCACGGAGAAAGCTGTTCCTTTTTGAGGCAACTTGTTTGGAATGATCTTGCCAATACCGGTTGCATAGTTGATTTCACCTGTAGCATCACCAGTAAACTTACCCTGCGCATTAGAGGTTGCCGTTTTCTCTTCACCTTCTAGGGCCCAGTTAATCGTGATACCCGGCAAAACACCTGGTCGACCTAAATCAAAATCAAATGCAGCTTTTTCCACGGTTAAATTTGATCTTACGAAGGTGACAATCGGTGTACCCCAGTTCAGCAGGATCGGCGTATCTACATCCGGCAGTGCGCCAGTGGTCAATAACCACGAACCGGTCTCATAATTGATCATGCCCGAACCAAAAGACGGACTGGCAGCTTTTAACTGTCCCGAGCCATCATCTTTAAGTTCATAGAACTTGCCTTGCGACATGTAGGAAATGGACAGTGCACCAGGTGCCGGAATAGGAATTAACACTCCAGTCCAGTTAGTACTTTGATTATTTTGAGTCACCGGAATGGCATGACTCTGGTAATACTGATTCGGTGCAGCAGCTGGCTTGAACGTAATATTCAAACTTGAGGTGCCAGCCGGTGCTGCCGCAGTCCACTGAATCAAACCGCGCTGATAATCAATCGTGCCGACCTGGGTGCCTTGGGTATTCTTTAACAACCCACCTTGGTCATTAATTTGCTGGCCTTGCAAGCTAAAAGACAGACTTGATGGAATTACCGCAGAGCCAATGTAAAGGTTCTGGCTGACACCAATCACCATATTCGGGTAATTGACTGTAATAGTGCTTTCATTACCCGCCACCAGTACCACACTTTCACCGGCGGCGTTCACATCAATGATCGGTGTTTCTGTCTGAGCTGATGGGATGAGTTGAGCAAAGATACTTTTGGCATTTACCGTGAATTCACCCACATTGGCTTTAGAAGCCAATGCAGTAGATGAATAGTACAGGCCGGTATCAGCAACAATGGTATCACGGATGATAGTTTTGGATTTTTCACCGTTGTACCACTGACGCGCTGAAAGACCCACAAAGTCAACCTCAAGAGCATCATTCAAGGAATACGTAGCAACCTTATACTCAACATTTTTACCATCTACAACCATGACTGCGGTACGAGTTTCAACTTTAGTAATGCGCACATATTGCTCACGCTCTAAGGCCTTACCCTCATCACTGATTAGGACAATCGTGTCACCTACTGACGACTCAGTTTCTTGCGGAAACATGGCCACTTGTAGTGATGACATCCCCTGCCAATGAGTATCCAGTGGTGTACCTGCAATCTGACCACCTTTGGCCAAGTAGTTTTCTACCCGGTTTTGAGCAGACTGACGTTCATCAGTCCAGTTCTTGGTGCTGAATAGCAGTGCTGATACGTTTGGATCCGCAGGCAGTTCAGATACAAAGACTGTTGCTCCCATGAGTAAATCAGTGTCTTCAGTCGTAACTGCTGGAAATATCTTGCGCATGGAGACATCACCCATGGTTCGATCCATTTCAGACACGTCATTAAACAGGTTATTGCTAATCCCATCCTGAACCACTACACCAGAATATTTACCACCGCCGTCAGAGTTATCCGTCAAGCGTTCAGACTTGTAAATTACTAAATCCTTGGTTTCAATCGCCATCGTTTAGCTCCGTAAAGCGTAAGGTCACATTAAAATAATCATCCAGTGATACCGCTGGAATTCCTTTCACCGGTGAGGCCTCTAAAGCCCCATCCTGGTGGTTAAATTTGACGGTGAATTGCCGGCTATCATGTGGTTGTTCAAACTGCAGTCTGAAATTTTCACCTTGCAGCTTGGACCATTCCAAAACAGTCCGTAGTTCACGTAGCTTGACCCAGCCCATTTGCGGATCTGCCGGTTGTAAAGTAATTGGTCGACCCGACTTCTTCTTGCCTTCCTGAATGATTAAAGTGCCATCCATGGCATAGGCCTGATTCTGCTCAATGGCCTTCCATGAGAATTCATCAGGCCATAAAAAACCGTCCTCTAATGGGACGGTCTCTGATGTTGCTAAGCGAATGAGTTTCATGTTGATTTCGCTATACCTTTTAATTGATTTACCAGATTGGTCATTACATCCTTTTGGCTTGCATCGCCTGTAAGGGATAGAGCTTGACCTCCGAATTGAATGTTGTAATTCACACTATCACCCCCCTTACCATAATCTTTAGTTGATGGTACGGAAGGAATAGACGGCGCGTAGTCATTCAAGTTACTAGATCCGATTGATCTACCATTCTTGCCAACATACTGCTCCAGCCGTTCAATCTGCTCCATAACATACATGGCATTACCAAGAGCCTTCTGGTTGTCATAGGCAGTGGTCCCATACTTTCTCTTCACCCACTCATTGGAAGCAGATTTGTAATAACCACCCGCCACTGGTTCGGCATCTTGGAAGAGCTCTTTGGCTTTTTGCTTGGTATCACCTTCATAACCAATATCCTTAAGCCTCTGTTCAATTTCTTCAACAGAAAGCCCGTGTTTAGCGGTTGTTCCGGTTTTGGATGCCTTCATCTTGCCCTGAGAAGCCATAGCTGCTTCCGTTGCTTTGCGAGCTTCTTCCCATGCTTCAGTAGTATCGTTACCTGCTCTAACACCCCTACGGCCGAGATCATCGAAGCCATCACCCGCATTACCTGTGGCATTACGAACACGGTGTAAGCTTTCTTCCACAGCATTGTTGGCTTTCACTGAAACTTGGCCGGTTTCACTTACCTCTTTCGATAGGCCATGGTAAGCAAGCTTAGCTTCATAAGCTGCAATTTTAGCCGCATCACCAGAAGCATAAATCTTATCAGCCATATTGATTAAGGCTTGTCTTAATTCTTCGACCGAGGCAGTACCGCTTTGCTTTAATACATTGAATGCTTTCATTTGAGCATCTGCGGCTTCACCTGCCTCTTTTCTTGATGTTATGCCAAGCAGCTTATAAGCTTTCTCTACTTCGGAAATATTCTGGGGCAGCTTTCCGTTCACCTGATCCAGATGCTCCATACCCATCTGAACCTGTTTTGCAGAAAACACTCCTTGTTTTTCAAAGGAAAGGAGTTGAGCTTTTGCTGCATCAATCTCGGCTGGTGATTTGGCCTGTTCTGCCCATTTCTCCCAGCCTTGATAAATTAGCTCAGTTGCACGTGCGCCAGTGACACCCATTGCTTCCAAGCCACCTGCGTAACTGTTCAAATGATTCTGATCAGAAGCAAATTTTTCAGAAACCCGATTAAGAGCTACATCTAAATCAATACCAAGCGCAGCAGCAGCTTTGCGGGCTTTGTCTGTCGCACTAACTTGACCGTCGGTGGCGATGGTTGCATCCTGCATCGCTTTCACAACTACCTTGCCGGTGCTATCAAATTCAGCCTGTAAGCCTTGGGCAGCCAACTGGGCATTAAGAACTTTTAGTTGCGCCATCCCCGCAGCATCTGCAGATTGAATCATCGCACGTGCTACGATCTGAGCAGCCTGAATCTTAGCCTCAGTGATTTTCTGGCTTTCAGCCTGATATGCTTTTTCCTTAACATCCAACTCAGCAAGGCCTTTTACAGCCTGATCAATTGCAGCCTGATTACCAGTTTTGCGAGCCTCATATAGCTGCTGCTCTAACTGAATGCGCTCATCACTAATGGCCTTATAGTCGGCCTTGTGTTTTTCCTCTTGAGCTTTTAGTTCATCAAGAGTTTTTTGGCTCTCGGTAATGCGTTCCTGATTTGCCTCATCCTCAGTCTGACGAATCTCTCGGATTGCTTCTCTTGTCGCAGATTTGCTTTCCAGTGCGAGTCTATTGGCTTCAGATGCATTCTTTTCTGCTTGTCTGAATAAAGCATCAGAAGCGTTTTGTGCTTGTGCGGCAAGTTCATCAAAACCCAGAAAATCGAGAACCGAGGCGCTAAGCGCATAAATACCGCCGGAAATAAACTGGATACCCGCAAGGAGTAGCTTCAAGGCAATATTTAATCCGGTAGCACCATCGGAAACCACACCCAGTGCAATTTTAAAAACATTGAATAAGGTGGTTAAGCCACTAACCTCTTCCTTACCGCCCATAATTGCGTTAAATAGCGGGGCGATTGCATCCAATGTAGATGTGAAGGCACTCCAGGCGGTTTCAGCGATTCCTGCCATGCCTGAAATGACAGTTTTAATCGTGTCATATACAGCAGATAAAGTGCTTCTAATAGCCTCAATTGTAGATGGATCGATTTCAGAGAGCTTGTCTTGAAACCATCCAACACCTTCAGCCACATCATCAAAGAATACTTTTAAAATTCCAAGATTATCAGCGATGACTGAGAGAGCATTAGCTACCGTAGCGCTTGACCCATTGGCTTGATCCATCTCACCAATAAGGATTTGCCACTGTGTTGATATCTTCTGCAGTGCATTGCTAATAGTAGTTGGAAACTGGTTGTAGGTTTCTTGGATCTGGGTAGCCTGGCTTTGAACGGCCTTGATAACTCGCTCTGACGAAAGCTCGCCATTTTCAGCCATCTTGCGAAGTTCACCAGTCGTGACTCCCAAGCCCTTTGCTAAGGCTTCAGCTAAGCCATAACCATTCTCCATAATGGAGTTGAATTCTTCACCACGCAGCACACCACCCTGCATAGCCTGAATAAACTGTTGAACAGCTGCTTCACTTGCTTGTGCAGAACCACCACCGATCTGAATTGCTTGGGTAACTGTTTTAGTAAGATCTAACGCCTGTTGCTGCGTCATCCCCATTTCTTTACCAACTGTATTTAGTCGGGTAAATAAATCACCTGTTGCCTGTAAGCTAGAATTTGTGGCAAGTGCTACCTGGTGAACTCCAGCCATTGCGGAAGAGAAATCCCCACCTTCACGAGTGGCAATCTGAATACGGACAGATAGATTGGTGTATGAGTCAGCAGCTTCAGCAAGCTCTCGCAGACCTAGGCCAATACCCAGCGCAGTCATTGCACCAACCAGCGCATTAACAGCAAACTTAGCACCATCAATGCCTTTTTTTGCTGTCTGGGCTGCTGCATCGGTTTCTTTTAGATTTGTATTGGCTTTACTTACTTCTGTCTGAAATCCACTAAAAGCCTGATCTGCTTGCTGAACTTCTTTTTCAAGTTGATCAACCTGGACTTGTGCTTTTTCAATATCTGCAGGTGAAGCTTTGGTTTTTGAAAATGATTCAAGATTTTGCTTAGCCTGAGCCAAATCACTCTTAAGCTGACCTAAGGCTTTTTCGGCCTTATTACCAAAATCTGTAAAGTTCCCCGCTGTGGATTTTGCGTTATCACCAGCATCTTTGATAATGGCTGTAGCAGCATTTAGAGATTGAGAGAGCTTGTCCGCTAATTCACTGGTACCTTTTGGAATAATATTTCCCATCTCTTTAGAAGCATCAGTAGTCGCCTGTTTTAACCGTTCTGATTCTTTTTTTATTGCATTAAATATTGACTTAGCTGCATCTTCTGATTGCTTGATGTTGCCAACGAAACCTTTAGTGTCGGCTTCCATGATTAATTTGAATGTTAAATTTTTACCAGACATGCTGACCTCTAAATTTTAGGCAATAAAAAACCCGCCGAAGCGGGTAGAACATTGGGTATAAATATAAGTGTTTAGGATGTTTCCTCTAAGGTTGAGCCGCAGTGCTTGCATTTTCTCGCATCAAATCTAATTAGTTCGCGACAATCAGGGCAATTCTTTTGCTCAACTCCATTTTCGTCCAATTTTACAAAATTACCTGCATTATTTGAAAAAATATCATTTGCGACTAATTTGGTTTTGCTTGGTATTTTAAAAACTTCTGGCTGTGCTTCTTGTGGGATTGATTGCTGTATTTGTTTAGGCAAAGGTGAATAAAGTCTTATATTTTGACTGCCGCAAGAACCACAGACCTTACCGCCTGATCTACGCCAGATTTCATATATTATCCCGGGAAGCAAGCCAATAAAAAGCAAAACGATAGTTATAACAAGACTACCTTTAGTTTTTGCAGAGCCTACACGCCCACAAACAAGACATTCCACTTTAGCCATTTTCCCTATCCCTAAATTATTATCTTTACATCATAACTTTAGGGTGCTACTTGATCAATCAGAAACCATTTCTTTCTTAAATGACTCAAAACCTTTCTTATCAGATTGTGCCACACGCGCTGCAACGGCGTTATTAAAGATTCCCTGCTTATACAGCTTGTTTGCGGCCTTAACGTAGCTCTGGAATGTGCCGTAAGTCATTTCCATGATTTCTCTGTGCTGATGACCCATGGAAACTAGAAACTGGAATGAATCAAACCAGGTGGAGTCATCTTTCTTTTTGATCCCACGCTTTGGTTTTTCGTATTTGAAGTAAGCCTGATTGATCAGAAGCACTGCCTTAAGTAGCTCTTTAAATCCTTGCTCATCAGCGGCAAGTTCTACCAGTGATTCATTATCCAGATCAGTAACGCATGCCATGGTCGAAATGACCTGTACCCCATGAGCTTTAAATAACTGTGTCAAAATCTCATCTGAATGATTTTGGTCTTTGATGAAGTTTTTCAGAACTTCAGCATGCATTGCCCAGGTGTCAAAGTCTTTCATCTGGATCTGGCGCACTTCGATGTCATTCACTTTGATGCTTCGATTCGTTGCTAGGAAAAAATCATTCATGATGGGGTCTCTAGTTAAAGTTTAGACATTAAAAAAGCACCCGAAGGTGCTTTTCTTTTAACTTTGATAAAGGCTGAATTCTATAAAGTCCAACTACCACCTTGTCCCATCTCATACACGATGAAAATTAAGGCTACTACCATTAGAATGACAACAATGATTTCTGTTTTTGTTAGCATTTTCGGTGCTCCACTTTTCATTATTCATATGATAAGCAAAGCAAACAATTTATAACATAAAGATTACAAAAAAATTATTGGATGTTACAAAGATTTAGAAGTTAGGGAAGTTTCTTTAGAGTGTAGCTACCTACTGAAGCATTCAAACATTTCGTTAAGCAACTCAACAAAAAGTTTCATCCGAAAAGCATTCTTACGTAAACCTTGATTGTCATAACTCTAGTCTTGAGTATCTTACATTTCCCGACATAGCTGATACAGGCAGGGCTAAATTCGCCCTCTACACTGAAATTAAGTCTTAGAAACGTAGAGGAAATTCAAATGAAAAAGTATTCGAAAATTCTAATCTTGGTTTTATTCGGCTTCACTGGCACCGCAGCTATCGCATCAGAACCACCAATTGAGGCTACTGCTGCAGCTGAAGCACAACAGGTTGCTTTAGAGTATGGAAATGAAAAAGATCAAAAATCTGAATCATCTGATGAATAAAGTAAAGCCCTCAAATGAGGGCCTTATAATTATTTATTCCAACTTGGTGTGCAGGAGTTTTTCCATGAAAGCTCAAATTGCTTTGGATCCATCTGATTTTCTACAAGCACTATATTCTTTTCAAGCACAATGAAACGCTGGAAGGGAACATAATCACTATCTGCTTCTTTATAGCTTACCTCTCCACACTCTCCTATTTGATTGCGGAACTTTGCCGAATCAGGGTTGGGAATAAATTCTTTTGTAGCTTCTTTTGCAAATTCAAGCTGTTCCTTTTTGCTTGTTTCTAAATCAAGATGCTGACCACTAGATTCCTTGTGTCCACACCCAGCTAAAATCACAATAAAAAAGAATAAGCTTAAATTTTTCATAATATCCCCATGTATTAAGGGCGACACTTTACATTAATTTTCAATCTTATTTAAAGCCTCGGGAGAGTGGATTTGTAAAGTTATGTTTTACTATTTTAAGTCTTTTTAAAATTGACCCTATATATCCAGGTGAAACTTCCACTTATCAAAAAACCGCCCCAAAGGCGGTTCTTAGCTTACTAACTTACTGACATACAAGATAAATAAAAGTAGAAATAATTATTACGGCTAGGATGGAGACAAATATTTCTATTTTAGTCATAGCAGTTTTATTCTTAACATGAACTGAATATCTTTTATATCCCCATCATATGAAAATTAGAATAACAAAAGATTACATAATCTTTATTTTTTACTATTTATTAAGTTTCATCTTAAATGTTTTAAGACTTATTACTATAAGGCAGGCACAAAAAAAGACGCATAGCGCCGCGGAGTTCTTTGTGCCTGTGTTTGTTAGACGGCTGCTGGAATTGTCACAACATGGCCATATAGGCCTAATGCTGGATCTGATTCTTTAGTCACATCCGATAAAGCCTGACCTGAAATTTCATACTGACCCAGTTCTTCATGGATCAATGGGAAAGTGGTTTCTGGTGACTTCTTGGTACGCCATAGCGTTACAGCCACATGCTCACCGTTTGCAGTATTAATCCCCTTAAAGAAGAGCTCATACTCTTTTTCAAAGTCGGATGCCAATGTGGTATTAGTCACTGCACCAGTTGTATAGCTCGCCAGAATCGGCATGACCAGATCAGCAACATCATTAAAAATCACAGTACCGAATTTAACATCTAGTGTGTACTGATCATCGGTAAGAGTTTTAGCTGTACCGCTGGTTGAATCTTTGAAGGAAACAGTTTTTAGGTTATAGCCATTAAGCTTGATTTCCTGTCCCGCAACCACAGTACCCAAGGACACATCGGTTTCTGTCTTTGTGGGTACAGCATGTGTCATACCAGAGAGAATGTATTGAAGATTCTCTGGATTAACTTCTTCAATCTGCCCTGAGAAGTTCACAGAAGTAGCATTAATCATGGTGAAATCGGTAGTGCGTTTACCCGTCGTTGATTCTTTATGCTCAATAACATCAGCACCAATTTCCAATTCAAACTCAGGTACGTTACCAAGGTGGCGCATTGCACCAGCAACACTATTCACAAGCTCAGATAAGTAAAACTTACCTTGCAGTGAGATATAGTTCTTTTTAGCCATTACTTTTCATCCCCTGTGGTTTTCTTGGCTGGAGCAGCTTTGGTTTCAGGTACTTCCTGAATCACGCCATCTGCCAGTAATTTTTTGATCTGAGCATCACCCAATCCGCCAACGACATCGCCCTTTTTAAAGCGACCGACAGGCTGCGTTGCCTTGTATTTTTTCGCCATGATTGGCTCCTAAATGAATTTTTGTGATTCAAAAATAATCGTGATGTATGCAAAGCCCGGACTATAACCATCCCGAACCGATATGAAATCCAGTGTTGTACGTGATGCTTGAGGCTGCCAACCAGAAAGCAGTTGAATCACCTTCTCAGTCAAAAGTCCCACTTCATCACTTACAGCACGTCCATCAGTCATCTGAGATTGAGCATTGCGACATGCCACCGTAACCGCCCATTGCTGTCCGATCTGGTTGATACTTCCACGACCTGCACTTGCCTTTTTATCTATACGGACAAAGTTCACATGTGCTGACGGCGTGACCTGTGACATCTCGGTTACGCTGACTGAGTTTAACGGCGTATAGATCTTTAGAAATTCTGGAATTTCTTTCAGCTTTTCTGCAATCTCATCACGCACCGCGAAGAATGTCATCTATAAAACTCCCGACAATTTCTAAAACCATGGCTTCATCTTCAGCATTCAAACCTAGTTGTGTCCGAGGTGGTAGAATCGACTGCTTAACCTTCCGATATTGACCACCCACTGCAAAAGTGATGTATTGGCCATTCTTGGGTAGGATGGTTGCGCCGTAATGCAGATGGGGTGCATACGCAACATCTGTACCCACCTCCACACCGCTTGAAAGAACATTGTGTGTGTAAGAATTCATTAGGCGGCCAGTATCACGTAGCGTCTCGCCACCTTGCAGCTTGGCTCTCCATGAAATCTTCCACGGGTTACCATCCACACCAGTACCGGTTAAGAATCGATGCTGAATACTGTTGACCAGCCCAGCACCAATCTCATCAAACAACTGGCTCTTGAGTGAATCAAAGTCACCTAATTGATTCAGCACCGCTTCAATCGGTGAACTATCTGCCTGAATGGTTATTGCAAAAGCCATAAACACCTCACTTCATGCTGGGCATTTGATCCAGGATAGAATCCCCAAATACACCACCGGTATACGAAGTACCGACCGGTGCTGTTGAAGGTCTGCCTTTGGGTTGGTCGTCGCTAATTTGGTTACTGGTATCTAAAATTGCCAGTGAGTTTTTGCCATCCCGTACACCCTTTAAGAAATCTATCGCCATCCTGTAACGGACTTCGGTAGCTTCAGGTGCTTCCTCGAAATAAAGTTTATAGCGAGCAATTTCACACACTATTCGCTTTAAATTGTTAGGCACATTTGGCAAGGGTAATGGGTAGCGTACTGCTAGATATCCGTCCACTTCCTCACAAGCATCTTGCAATGCTGTCTCTAATGGATCTGGAGCATCAGCAGGAAACATGAGTGCAAGGTTAAGTACGTTTTCACCAAATCGAGCGACTAAATCAGCTTTAGTCGCATACATAAACCACCTACTTGGTTTCATCCGCTGGCTTGGTATCCGCCTTAGGCTTAGCTGCAGGTTTCACCTTTTCAAGCTCAGCCACTTTAGCCTTTAGCTCAGCAACTTCTTGATCAGCCTTAGCCTTGTCATCTGCTAAGGTTTTATTTTGTGCTGTCAGCTCAGCATTGGCCTTTTCAAGCTCAGCCAGACGAGCAGCGGGACCATCTGCCATAGGTTCTTCCGGCTCTTGATATTCTTCAATAGCCCCAGATGCTAAAAGGGCCTGAAGTTGTTTAGCTTCAAGCCCTT